AGAAACGGCAAGAGCTTGAACGAACTTTGTACAACTAACAAACTACCAGATAGAGATACGCTTCATAGATGGCTCAACAAAGACAAAGAGTTTTACGACAATTACATCCGCGCGAAGGAGGAACACTTCATAAAGGAGGGTTATGAATTGATGGCAATAGCTGACAATGCGGGCGAAACCCGGGAAGAGATAAGTAAGGCGGCATTAAGAGTTGATACAAGGAAGTGGTTACTAAGTAAGTTACTGCCCAAAACATTCGGCAGCCAGAACCAAACGAACATACAAATAAATAATAACATTGATCCGGTACGAGGTATGTCTATTGTTGACGAGGAAGAGGATATTAAAGAGATAGATTGATATTTGTGCGGGTTTCCTTCGTTCGTTTGCCGTTTGTTGTTGGCTTGATATGGTTAATAGTTGGCGGAATTGGCACTTATGGCGATACTTTTGGCTGATATGTGGCTGAATACTGGCGGGTATGAAAAAATACAAAGCCAATGAGAGTCCGGGCTGAGTCTACTTCTTACACACGGTGAAGACAAACGCATATCAAAGTCCTTTGCGCGATACTTTTTGATTTAATGCGGTGATCTTTGCGGTTAATCGGTGCAGTCTTGAGGCGGGGAATGTTACACCCCTTGAAGGTCTTGTGAAAAAAATTATATGCCCCCCCATCGGCAAAATGGCATTGGGCGTTTAACCCCTCACAATAATTTTCAGATTTTTTGAAAGGTTTTGCTTGTTTGGTTGTTGTTGATTGCGTGATGTGGCTGATTTGGGATTGATTTAATGGTGGTTTGTTTGAACTGTCTACATTTTATCTACTCTTGGAATTAGCGTTGTTATAATGGCTGTGTTGGGATTTACTAACGTTGTTGGGTTGTTTTATGGTTAATGATGGTTAATACTCACATTGTATTATGATTTTGTGGTATTTTGATGTGTTTGTGGTTGGTTAAATTGGTAAAATCTCATTATGTTGTGATTTGCGAATTGCGAATTTATGTATTTGTATATTACCAATTGTGTTTAGATAAGACCTATTAAGTGGGTCTTATTGTTACGTATTTGGTAAATATATTTGTTTTGTAAGATTATTTGATTATCTTTGGTTTATCACAAAAGTAGTTTAAATTTATGACAGAATATGAACTAATAGTGCGTATATTTAAGATGTTCAGGTTATGAAATATAGGATTAGGTTTAAGTTATACGGAAAGGGGATGCAGACCGATATAGAAGCTGATAGTAAGTTTGATGCTATGAAAATACTTAGGAATAAGATAGAGATAGTGGATATCGTTTCGGTTGGTGGTGATGATTTTAATAATATTATGGATATATTTGGTTTATGAAAGCAAGGTTAGAATTTGATTTAGACGATAAGGATGATAGGTTGGCGCATTTACGATGTGTAAAATCTTTGGATATGGCTATTGTTTTATTTGAGGTTACGCATAATTTAGGGAAACAATTAGAAGATGATGGTGAAACTGGTTATAATGCGGGTATTGAAGATACTATAAGTGCAATTATAGAGTTAATGGATAGTAGCGGAATATTAATAGATGATTTAATTGAATAAAAAGTTTGTTATATAGAAATATTTTGTATCTTTGAAAGATTAGTTTTGTTTTCATATTAAATTGGTTTTAAGTTTGCCCATAATTATTAATTTAGTTATGGGTTTTTTTAGTATCTTTGTTTTTAAATCAACAAAAGAATGGAGATTAAGTTTAATGTTAGGGGGAATAGGAAGCAATTAGAATGTGCTAAAGCTTGGATAAATGATGATATAAGTGAAATATTATACGGTGGCGGAAAGGCGGGTGGTAAAAGTTGGCTTGGCGTTTCTCTTATTTTTGGTGATGCTTTCTTATATCCCAATACACGTTATTTTATTGCACGTAAAACATTGGCAGATTTAGTAAAGTTTACATCAGGTACTGTTGGTAAGGTTTTTGCCGAGTGGGGGATTACTCAAAATATGTACCACTATGATGGAAAGAATAATGTTTGGAACTTACATAATGGCAGTAAGGTTTTCTTTTTAGATGCTAAATGGATTCCTTCTGACCCTACTTACGCAAGATTTGGGTCAATGGAAATGACGAGAGGTTGGATCGAAGAAGCGGGTGAGTTTGAGGATGAGCGTTGTGTTACTTCTTTAGCAAATAGTTTAGGTCGTTGGAGAAATAAGGAAACTGGATTAGAACCTAAACTACTACAAACTTGCAACCCTGCCAAAAACTATCTATACGAGGAATACTATTTACCATACAAAGCAAAAGAATTACCGCCACATAGAGCGTTTATACAAGCTTTAGTAGGTGATAATATAGCGTTAGGTCAAAATGTAATAGACGATATGATTAGGCGTATGGCAAAAGACCGTTCAGCATTACAAAGACTTGTGTACGGAAATTGGGAGTATGATGATAATGAATTGGCTATTTTTGACTACGAAAAGATTATTGGACTATTCACTAACGAGTATGTTCCAAAAACTGGAAATAAATACATAACAGCAGATATTGCTTATGAAGGAAGTGATAAATTTGTTATAGGAATTTGGAATGGGTTTGTTTTGGAAAAAATTATAGCTATTGATAAAATTAGCGAGGTTATGGTTTCAAATAAGATTCACGAATTAAGGCTTAAATACGGTGTTCCAATTAGTAATGTTATTTATGATGCCGATGGGTTAAAGACGTTTGTCATAAGTAGTGTTAAAAACGGAAACTTAAAAGGCGCAACGCCTTTCAATAATAACAGAAGGTCTTTTGGCAGAGAGAATTATGGTAATTTAAAGACCCAATGCTATTATAAATTGGCTGAAATGACTTTAAAAGGAGATATATTTGTGCAAGATTTGGAATTTAAGAAAGAAATTGTAAAGGAATTAGAGCAAATATGTAGAGAAGCAAATACAAATGATGGCAAAATACGACTAGAAAAGAAAAGTGACTTAAAGAAACGGTTATTAAGAAGCCCTGATTTTGCGGATATGATGATGATGCGAATGCTCACAGAAGTAAAAACTTTTAAAGATATTATTGTAAAATGGAATTAAATTACTTGGTTATTAAAAATTTATTTATATATTTACCTATAAATGTTTATTATGGATGAAATAGAAGAAGAATACGAAATCATTATCGAAAGTAGTGACCAAAACGATGATGATGGAAACTGTGTTTATAGCACATCTTCGCTTATTATTAACGGTGAGAAAGTACCGAGCAACGGTAACCACATACAGGCGATTTTAGATTATTTGGGTATTCCGGCTAACGTATATTTTAATTAAAAATAATAAATTATGAATGTAATTATAATATTAATATCTTTATTTGTTATTATAGTCTTTATGTCTATTTCAAGCATTAGAACATTACAAAGAAGAGATAAGGATTTAACATCGCTATATTTGATGATTTCACTTTTTATTCTTATGATTTTAAATATGTTAAATCTACACTTAATAATTAATATGGAACAAGAATTAGAAGATAAAATCTTAGAAAGGATAATATTAATAGATACTAATATTAAGAATAATACATTTAGCTTCAAAACTGATGGTAGTTTTAGGATTAAATTAGAATTGCTGAATGATGAGATTGGGCAACTTCAAGACAATATTTCAAATGAAATATATAATAGATAAATTCTATTATAAAAAATAAATAATAAATTTATATTATATATAAATAATTTTTTATATCTTTGTAATTAAAATAAAAATCTACGTGCCAAGAAACTTTATCCAAAGCAAACATAGCAGTAATGATTTAAACATTGCGGTAAGGCAACAAAATCAATTATCTTACTTTACAGAAAGTAAAGTACAGGATGATGTTCAGATATCTTATATTAAACAATGGGCTGAAAGAAATTATCAGGGAAATGATTATTTCTTAAATTTTGTTAAAAGCGTATTCAAAACTGAAAATTTCTTATTAATTTATAAATATTTAAGACACCCGTTACCTTCTGCGAGATTAGTAAATGATAAAATTAAAACTCCATTAGGTCGCGTTTTCTTTTCAGAAGATTCTTTTTTTAAGTATGAGATTAATGGAGAGTTGGTTAAAATCCCAAAATCATTAGATTCTAAAGAATTTAATAGCCAAATGTTTAATGCTTTACTTTTTAGACATAATGATATTTGTGTAATTGATTTAAAAGACATAAACTTACCATATAAATCAATAATATCTATCGAAAACGTAATTGCAATAGATTCTTATAATAGTGTTATAAAAAAGATTGCTTATTCTGCCGAAGTTAAAGTTGATGGAGAAAATAAAAAAGGCGTTTTATATATTGACGATTCAAGTTATCAGTTTTTTGAAAAAAGTGAGAATGGAGAATTATCAGAAAAGCCAACATTAAACGTTCCTCATGATTTAGGTAGATGTCCTGCTGATTATATTAGCTTAGAACCGTTTTCTTCCGAAAGCGATATTGTTAGAAAGTCTATTTTTTCCTATGTTAGAGAAGAGTTAGAAGAGTTTGTATTCTTAAAAACAATGCAAAAAATGGTAGAGCCAAATGGAGCTATACCAATTGTAACACAGTTAGATACTGGTGTTGTTAATGAAAATAAAGATGGTGTTGGGCAAGATGGCGAGCCTATGTCGTTAGAACAACTTAAAAATCAATCACCAGAGGTTAAAGGCGGTGTTGATAGCCCCGATAGTAGTATGCAAACAGGAACTAGGGTAAAAGTTCCTATGGTTTTAAAAGAAGATGGTAGTGTCGATATGGACGTTGTTACTAACTACTTAAATTTCTTTTATATACCAACAGAGGCTTTAAATTATCTTAATGACAGGATAAAAGAAGTTAGGGCTAGTATTATTTCAAATGTTATTGGAGATTATTCAGAAGGAAGTACTCCAGAGGGTTCAAAAAGCGATTCAGAAATAAACAAAGTAACGATAGTATCAAGACAAGATAAGTTAAGAGATTTATCAATGCAATTAAGTAGAATTAGGACGAGAAGTGATTATAATTTCTTAGGGTTGCAATATGGCAAGGAAAACGTGTCAAACGAGGCTTTTTACGGTTCTGATTTTTTCTTAGACACACAAGAATCTATTTACAAAATGATTAAAACAGCTCCAAACCCAATAGAGGAAAAAAGCTTATTAATAAAATCAGCAAGAAATAGAAATAGATTTAATGAAGATAATTTTACAAGAGAGTATATACTTTATCATTTAATACCTTATGGAAACGTAGATAGTTTCAATTCTGCCGTAAATCAGAAGATGATAGGTGAAATAACATTCCAATATCAGACAAGATTCAACTATTGGATAACACTATTTGAAGCAAGATACGGAGATATTTTAACTTTTTGGACTAACAATGGGGGTACAGAATTTGAGAAAGTATTTTTAATAAATAGTTTAATATTAATAATAATTAGAGACAATTATGAAAAAAGTAATTTGGTTGAGGATTTACCGAGGACAGGAGATTCTTAAAAAAGAAGATGGAACAGTTAAAAATGAAAACAGCAAAGTTGCACTAACCTACAATACGCTAGAGTGGAGTTTGTACTTAAAAGCATTACCAGCAAATCCATTTTGTAAAGTGGAAGTAGAAAAAGCATTTGAATTTAAAGAAGGAAAGTATGTTGAGTGTGATATTGAAGATTCTATTAAAAAAGAGGTTGCGATAGCTCATAAAGGTGACCAAACGGTTAAATTAAGTGCTGACCAACAAAGAATAGCTGATTTAGAAGCTAGATTAGAGGCTTTTATGAAAAATGACGAAAAACAAATTGAGAAAAAAGAATTACCGCCAAAAGAAGAATCTATTATTGGTGTTGATGAATTAGATGATTTGAAAGCTAAGTATGAGGCGCAAGAAGGAAAAGAAGTTCCTAATAATAAAAAGAACGATAAAGAGTGGATTAAAAATAAATTAACGAAATAATAAAAGAATATTATGGAATTGACAGCAGAACAAATAACAGAATTAGGATTAACAGAAGAAAACTCATCTAAAGTATCTTCTTTTTTGGCAGACCAAATAGCGACAACGAAACAATCATTTGAGGGTTTAGCTAATGAAAATGCCGAAAAAATACTAACTGGCGCATCAAAAAAGATATTTGATGATACTGGAGTAGAAAGAAGTAAAGGTGAAAAAGTTGGTGATTATCTAACGAGGGCTTGGAGTGAATTTAACACATCTAAACTTTCAGAAATAGATAAAGCCAAATTAGATTATGAAACAAAGATTAAAGGGTTTAAGGGCAATGAAGATTTAGTTAGTAAAATAACTAATTTAGAAACAGAAAAGGACACGCTACTTAAAAAGTACGCAAACTTTGATGAATTAAAAGCAAAAGCAGAACAATTTGATCCTTTAAGTGAAAAGTATGAATCAACTAAAAAACAAGTTGCATTTAATAGCGTAAAACCTAATTTCCCGAAAGAAGTTAATGAATACGAGGCAAAAGCAAAATGGAATGAGTTTCAAAGTGAGGTTTTAGATAAATACACCATTGAAATAGTAGATAATGAACCTATTGCAATTAGTAAGGAGAATATACATAGTACTAAAAAATTGTCAGACCTGCTAAAGGCTAACGAATCCATATCTAAACTTATGGAGGGTAGGCAACAAGGAGGTACTAATTCTCAACAAGCAAAACTATCAGACATCGAAGGAGTGCCATTTAAAGTACCCGAAGGTGTAGATGCAGAAATAAGAACGAAGTTAATAAAAGAATACCTAACTTCACAAGGCATTGGGTCGACAAGCGGAGAGTACCCAAAATTATTTGCCAAATATAATACCGCAATTTTGAACAAAAAGTAGCGAGAGAACGCTGAATTAATAATTAATTTTAAATAATAAAAACATGAGTTACATTAATGCTTCTCTGTGGAACAACATACAAGTTTCAGACGCTACCAATGAAAAAAGGTTTTCTGAACTAGGTATTATTGACGCAGTTAAAGAATCTACGCCATTCGTAGATTACATTCCTCCAAGTGCTAAAGAGCGTTTGGCAAGTGTTTCTTCTCTTAGATTAGTAGAGATTCCAGTTATTAAAGACCAAACGGTAGTTGTAAATCAAACTCCGGGCTTTGACTTTATCCCTACAAACTTAGAAGAAACAGCTAAATATTCATTCGTAGCTTACGATGTATTTAGCGGATTTAGACACTATCCTTCTACTTATGCTAATAACATGGTAGATTCAGATTATGCTAGAGACCAAAAAATGAAGAATATTGCCTACGCTATGGGTAATACAATCGAAACCATTTTAGCAACAGTTTTAGAAACTAGAAAAACACAAGTGTTGGTTAATACCGCACAAGTTTCTGCAACTGCTGGTGATTATGCTTTTGATTCAACTCCTGATAAACTTAATATTAAGTTAGCTGCTCAAAAAGACACAATGTTCTATGCTTTAGAGCAACTTATGGCTTCTAACGAATTAGGTGGAAATTATAGGGTTATTACGAATAGAGCTGGTTTAGCACTTCAAAAAGCAGAAGCTTTAAAATATGGTGCTGGAAACGATAAGAATATCGCTGCACTTGGGTTTTTGCCGACTGACAGAATGCACGAAAGTGGTAATATTTCTGCTGGTTCTGATATCTTCAATGGTTGGTTTTTAAGAGATGGTTCAATTGGAGTTTATGAAAACTATCCTTTTGATTTCCAAAACGGTACAGAAATAGGTGGAAAAAAATGGTCTATTTCAGACATGGAGCTACCTTTTACTAGATTGAGAGCTAATATTTATACAAACAAAGAAGCTACTAATGCGGATGCATTAATTACTTCTGGTTCAGATTCTAATACTATTATGTCACATTTTGAAGAAATGGGTATATGGAGTAGATTCTATGTTGTATATAAATACAATTCAGATTTAGCCACAAGAGCTAATGATATCGTAAAAATAACAGGTTTAACTACATAATATAAAGAAATGGGATATTTTATAACATTGGCAGACGGTACAAGAGTACCTGCCGAGGGCGGTGGACAAATCGCAAGAAGTGAAGATATTACAGTAGCTAAAACGTTGACTGAATCAGATAGTGGGAAAGTTTTTTCACTAAAAGCTGCAACAGTTGGTGCTGCTATAACCTTACCCGCACTTGAAAAAGGTCTTAAATTTAAATTCATTGTGGCTGCTGCTTTTGCAACTACCGCTTGGACTATTGTAAGTTCCACAAGTGTAATACAAGGAATGGCTATTGTAAATAGCGTTGCTGTATTGGGTTCGGATGAAAATACAATTACATTTGCTCACACAGCAGAAACTGTTGGTGACTTTGTTGAATTGGTATGTGACGGAACAAATTGGTACGCATCAGGATTTGCTGCTGCTGCTGGTGGTGTAACATTTACGGCAGTTTAATAAATAAATTATGATACTAGGAATAGCAGAAGATTTTTCAAGTGAAATAACGCTTGATACAGATTTAAAAGATATACCATCAAGTGGAATGTACCTAAATAGTGGTGTGCATCCATCTATTACGCTTGAAAATCTTTTGCATTTCTTACCTAATTTAGATATTATACCAAGTGCTTGGGTTGCTGATACTAACTATGGCGTCTATAACACAACAAGGAATAGAAAGGATTTGGTTACACATAATTCTAAAATTTATCAATCAATATTGCTTGGGGTTGGCAAAAACCCAACATCCGAGCCTACCTATTGGTTGGAAACTAATTTAGAATCATTAAGATTAAAAAATTTCGTTCAAAAAGTTAAAGACAGAGTATATTCAGATTTGAGGTTGACTAAAAGATTGGTTAATAATCAAAAGTTATATGAAGTTGGTAAAAACACAGTGCAACTACCTAATGATTATTCGGCTTGGGTATTTGAACCAAAGGGTTCGGATTACACATCAATAAGGATAAATCAAATTTCATTTCAGAAGAAGTCAACAACTCCTGTTAATCTGTATGTTATAAATCAAGGTGTCCTAATAGATACCTTAATTATAACTCCAAGTAACGGAATAGTTGAGTTTAAAACATTAGATTATGTCTTTAAAGGTGAGGGAAAATGGATATTTGCTATTGATTCAACAACTGTTGAAACTAACAACTATTCGATTGACCCGTTAAGATATAATGGTTTTGTTGCTTATACTGCAAATGGAACTGGATTAAGTCCGCAAAATGCTGAATATTCATACAACACAACTGGTAATGGTTTAGGTTTTAATATTACTGCTTTTTTAGATTCAACTACTTATATTGACAATACATTTAGTGAGTTTGCTAATTATATTAGGGCAACTTTTGAATATATGGTTTTTCAGATGTTTTTACATAATCCTAACAATAGGAATAATGTACAACAACGTATTCAAATGAATAATGATATTTTGATTGCGGAAGTTAAAAATGATAAAGCAGATACTATTGTAAGACGATATAACGAGGAAAGGAAGGAAACTATCAAACTAATGAAACGTTCTTTTGATGTTCAATTAGGTTTCAATAAGTATGAGGTAACTAATACTACGTTTTAATGATTTATTTAAAAACAAATCCAGTAGGTATTGATAAACCACTACAAAGGCTTCAAGAAAGTTTACACACTAAACTGATTGATGCTTTTAATTGTGATATTAATGCTTATGGGAGGGCTTATATAAATAATGAAAATGGTAGTGTAAAACCTTTAGCATATTTAACCAACGGAGAACATAGAGAATTATTAACAGATGATTCAATAAAAGGATTACATTTTTTCTTTGTTGAAGATGATAATTCACAAGGTGTTTCCAGAACTTGTATGTCTGATACAGAAGTAGATATTATATTCATAATTGACGACCTGACTAAAGTAAGAAGTGATATTACGCATTATGCAGACGAAGAAATAAAAGAGCAAATTAAATCTTTTGTTAAGAGTTGGTATAAAATAATATCAGTAACTAAAGGAGAAAAGGCATTGGACGGCTTTGATATAAGTAAACTACACTTTATATATCCGTATTTTGTGTTCAAATTAAGAGTAATAATTAAAGAATTTTAAAAAATAAAAAA